TCGCAAAGAAGAACTCCCGCAACCGCCCAGCCGGCACCAAGGTCCTCGAGTCTACCACGATGGACAGGGAATACTTCACTAAAGTACTTCGAAAAATTGGCAGCAAAATCCGTGCCAAATACAGAAGTCTCGGGCACGAGGACAGGCGCGTGAAGCTGCAGATCGACTCTGCTGGCGGCCACGGTATCTCTCGCGGCAGTGGCACATTCTACAAGCTCGCCGCTATGATGGACGAAGACTTCAACATTGAGCTCATCCAGCAGCCAGGGAATTCTCCTATGTTCAATATCCTTGATTTGACCATCTGGAAAAGCATCGAAAAGTATGTCGACGAAATGGACACTGGCGACCGTCAGAACGAGGCTGAGCTCGTGAAGAGGGTCAAGGAGGCGTGGAGGCAGATGCCGGCCATAAAGATCTTGGAAGCCTTCGAGATCCGGAGAGATGTGGCTGCGGAGACTCTTGAGACTAATGGGCAATGCCCCATGGAGGGCAAGGGCCGTGGGGGGGCTAAGCGCGTCCATGAGAGCGAGGCATACGCCGCGTTCCGCACGTGATTTTTTGTGTGTTTTTTAAGGTAATAAGGTCATTGTGTTATTAGCTCATAAAACAAGATTATCGAAGTCCCCTGATAAATCCAACAGATCACTATATAGCTTATTCAATTACCTATCATTTCCACTATTTTTTTGGTCTGAAGCCACTTATCTTCGTGAGATATGGCTATGCAAAGTTCAAATAGTATTTAATTCCCGGACGGAGGGTAGTCTTTTTCTTTCCATTTATTGATAAGACTATTTTAAACTTCTTCGTTTTCTTGTCTGATTTATCAAAATCAATTATATAATTCATAATAATATATTATTATATTGGTATGAATTATTTCTAAATTAAATATTTAATTAGCCTTTCATTTTTTTGTAGGCTGGGCCTGCCGCCTTCAATGCTTCCTTGTAAGGTATACCATTTTTAGCAGCAAATTGCTTGACGAATTGTATCCACTGAGACGGGGCCCGCTTAGGTTTGACATCCCCTCCAAACAAAGATTTAACCTTTTTAAATGGGTCTGTTGCTCTTTCATACAAGTCTAAGCCATCATTAGCAGTATCCTTAGCAAAATCACGCCACTTAGTAGCTTTCTTATATCTTGAAATTTTACCGCTTTTATTGCCTCCGCCTTCTACTTCACCACCAAATAAATTTTTGACGTGTTTAAAAGGGTCAGTTGCTCTTTGTGCTAGGTCTAAGCCATCGCCAGCAGTATCAACGGCGAATTTTGTCCATTTCTTAGCTTTCTTTAAACGATTGATTTTACCAGTTTTATTACCTCCGCCTTTAATGACTTTTTCCACTTTTTGGTATAAGCCGTTGTCTTTGATAAATTTAGACGCTTGAGGTAAGTTCAAGCCTTGTTCTTTCATAATCTTTTTAACAAGGTCCATTCGATTATGACTGCCAGCCGATAGAGTAGTAATATTACTATTTTTTCTCATCAATTTAGGCGGTAGCGGTTGATATGGTCGTTGGATTTGCGGTCCTCGTTGTTTTGGACGTCCGCCTCCAACGGCTAAAGTGGACGGTTCATAAGTAGCCATTGAAACACCTGGTAAAGGGTGTTCTCTTAGACGAGTTCCACCTTCCAATACATCCTGAGCCATATTAGTATAAGGAAATAAGGTAGCGAAGCGACTATCTATTTCTAATAGTTTATTGTAAATCATCTGTTGATAAGCTAAATCTTTAGCGACATTTTCATTAGGTTTCATTATACTTATTAATAATATTTTATTATAAAAATAAATAATTATTGAGATTTTTAAATATATTTCGACATCTTGCTGACGGTGTCCGCATATTTACCCACCTTATCACCAATTCGAGAACCAGCACTCATTCCACCAGCAGACATACCGCCCCCTTTACTTCCGAAGTGTTTCTTAAGCACTTTTCTAAGACCAGTATTACAGCTTTCTTGAACCGAACCACCCGTCAAAGAAGTATAAGTAGAACTATCCATAGCGGGCTGTTTTTGTTTGGTTTCGAGAACCATATTTTTAGTCAGAAGTCCCGAGTAGAGAGACGACGAGCCCTGTTGAGTTACCATAAGACCACTATTGACGGCTATAATCACCATTTCCGGATTATCAATATCCGCGAGGTAGTTCGTGCAATTTAATTGAATTTGAAGAGCAAATTGACCTATTGAACCCACGGACAAATAGGAAGGTAAATCAAAGTTGTAGGCTGGTTTTAATACCAAAATTGAACCTTGAGTTGATAATGTCTGTGTATTTTGTGTAAAAGAGGTAACCGCATTAATTATTGTCGTTTTATTACTAGTAGGAGAAAGATACGTAGCTAGTGCTGTAGATATTTTAGTGTAAGAACTGGTTGCCTGTCCTTTGAAATCATTAAAGCTTTGTTTGCTTCCATTAGCCTGAGAGAGATTATAGAGGTCTTCTTGAGAACAAGAAGCAAGAATACCACTTTGATTATTGAAACTTATCGTTGCTTGATTAATCGTAGCATAACTTGATAAAAGAGTATGTTCACCGGATAAAGAACTGTTAGGAGGACGAACAAACACTAAAAGAGTGTCTGGGATTTGGTTGAGCTGGATAACTGGGAAGGTTAAGGTTTGAGAAGTTCCTGAGGTGAATGTTGAACTGATGGAGGAAACATAACGAGGATAATCTTGAATAGGAAGAACATTTCTTGTATTAATTCTTGAATATTGTTCTGGTTGAAGGGTCAATAAATTGAGTAAAAGTTCAGGAGACGTAAAGGCATCGCCATCATCAAAGCCGAGAGACACTGTTCTTGCTGGTGCCGCTCTGGTTGTTTTGAAGAATTTATTCAAATTTCCTGTATTGATATTTGCTACAATATTCATATTATTAATTCCTAGAAGACAAGCATCATTCTTCGATTTTACTAAACCATTGAATGGACTTACAAACAATAGAGGTTCCACTAGCGTCACTGAAATTTCGACCTTGAATGTGTTTGCTGTAGAACTGGAAATATTAGAATTATTGACTAATACATTATTGGAATTATATTGATAATAAGTAATAGAAGGTGCCAATGTTCCATTTGGTTGAATAGTGCCGTCATAACCCACACCACTCAAACCTGATACTGGATTGTTAGAACATTGATAATTTTGGTCTAAATCCTCAATACTATAATAATTTTGGTCTAAATATGAGGCGGTTGATTTATTCATTTTGGATACTTCTTCTTGGTCGCACATCCGAAGTAATGGAGCCATTACATCCTCCGAAGGAGACGAAACTGAAACATTATTGAGAGTTGCTTGAACTTGACTGAATAATGAGTTAAGCGGAAACTGCCCGAAGCCGTCCGTCACGCCCCATTTGAAGACCTGTTCTCCTGAATTAACACCAGCCCCGATATTTACTATCAATGGCTAAATTTTCTGAAGGAATGTTTACATTCCAATTGATAGTAGAGTTGGAAGCATTCACACTTGGAAAGGATTGGTAAGTCGATTGACCGGCTGAACTTTCCACAGCCACATCAACTTTATCACTAATATCATTGATACGGCTATCTAAAACGAGTTTTGGTTCGAATTCATTCATTATACTTATTGATAATATTTTAAAATTAAAAATAATTAATTAATCAGATTTCTTAAATGTATTTTGACATCTTGCTAACCGTGTCCGCGTATTTACCTACTTTATCACCGAAGACGGAACCAGCAGACAAACCACCAGCAGACAACCCACCAGCAGACATACCACCAGCAGACATACCAGCCCCTTTCGAGCCATACTGTTTTTTTAATAGTTTTCGAAGATTACTTCCACATTTCTCTTGAATAGAACCACCCGTCAAAGAAGAAAAGGTAGCACTATCCATCGAGGGCTGTTGCTGTTTTGCTTCGAGAACCATATTCTTAGTAAGCAGTCCAGAGTATAGGGAGGACGAGCCTTGTTGAGTAACCATAATACCAGAATTAACAGCGATACATACAAGGTCAGGATTAACATAGGCTGAACTGTGATTATTAGTAGCCCCGAGGGTAATTTGTAATCCAAATTGTCCAAGACTGCCAGCCGACAAGAAAGAGGGAAGGTTGAAATTATAAGCGGGTTTCAATACCAAAATGGAGCCTTGAGAACCTATAGCCACTTCATCAAACATAATTTTACCTGTGAAATCATTATAAGATTGCTTGGAGCCATTCATTTTAGAAATATCATACAACTCTTGTTTAGTGCAAGAAGCAAGGATACCTGACTGATTGTTGAAGCTAAT